ATGACCGACAACGTGCAGAAGTTCCCAGGCGCCGCAGCACTGCCGGAGAACCCGATGGAGCTGGCGCCGCGCCACCCGGGCTGGTGCAGCCATGAGGCGGTGACGCTGGACGAGCACACCCGCACCGTGACGTGCGCGAACCCGAAGTGCGGCGCGGTGCTGGACCCGTTCTCGTTCCTGGCAAGCAACGCGCACACGATTCAGCGCGCGTGGTCGGCTTACCGGCAGGCCATGACGCAGGCCAACGAAGTGGCCGAGCGCGTGAGCGTGCTGAAGAAGGAAGAACAGCGCCTGCGCGCGATGGTGAAGCGCCTGCAAGAGAAGGTGCCCGTGCTGAACACGCGGTGCCGCGAGTTGTGAAGTCGAACGTTCGAGCTAAGCAGCCGTGAACGGCGCCGAGGCTTGGACGGAGCGAGAAAACGTGACCGCCGTTCGCGGTCTGCTTGAGCGAGGGGTTGTGCTTCACCCATCCGAAGCGCGCGACTTTAGGAGTGCCGACATGGCGCTGAGCAAGTGGATTCCCGAGAGCGACCCGTTGACCTTGCGCCGCGTGGGCAAGACCAGCGAAGAAGCCTCAGAGTTGGTGAAGGTGTGCAGCCGCATCACGATTCAGGGCATGGCAGGCGTTGACCCGGCCACCGGAGTGCCGAACCGCGAGGCTCTGACGAAGGAGATCGCCGACGTGATGGCGCAGTGCGACGTGTGCATCGACGCCTTCGGGCTGGATTGGGACGCGATCCGGCGCCGCATGCGTGAGAAGGTGGAGCAGATGCGCGAGTGGGAGGCGATGTTCTCTCAGCCCGCCGCGTGAAGCACAACAAGCATTGAACCAACCGTGCAAGGGCTGCCCGCCATGCCCTACCGCACCACCCCCCGCTCCGCCGCCCAGCGTGAGCGGGTGCGGCAGGCCATGCGGGCGGGGGCGGACAAGACGCGGGCGGCGCGGCCGGCGCCGGAGTACCCGCTGCCGCGGCCGGTGCTGCGGCGCACGGTGATCGTGATCGACCACGACTTCGGGCTGCGCACCCACACCATCCGCCTGTACCGCACGCCGCGCATCGACCAGTACCGCGCCACCGTGAACGGCGCGCCCTGGAAGGCACGCATCGGCTGGAGCCGCGTGCTCGCCGCCCTGCGCAAGGGGTTGCCGCGGCTGCCCTCGCCGAGGCGCGTGTGGTAGCGTCCGTCCGCCCCGGGCTGAACCTGGGGTACGGGTGTGGCAGCCCGGATGACCTCGCGGCACAAGGCCGCACCGGCGCATGCAGTGCGGCCTTCTGCATTCTGGGCACCAATCAATGGCGGCCCGGACAGGGAGCCGCAAGGCTCGCCAGCTTCCGCTCCGCGGGGTCACTGGTCTGCCAACCTGTTCGGGCTGCCGCCACTTTGGCAGGTGGGGGCAGCACTCGTGACGCTGACCCCATGGAGGCCAACGATGGCTGACTCTTCCTCGAGCGCGACGACGCTCACCTACGTCTATCCCTCCTTCCAGCTGCGCCACGTGATGCGCGGCGCCGAACCCTGGTTCATTGCCGCCGACGTGTGCGCGGCGCTCGGAGTCGGCAACACGGGCATGGCCATCGGGCGGCTCGACGACGACGAGAAGGGTGTCATTTCAATTGATACCCCTGGCGGCCCGCAGCGCGTGGGCATCGTCAGCGAATCCGGCCTGTACGCCCTCATCCTGGGTAGCCGCAAGCAGCAGGCGAAGGTGTTCCGCAAGTGGGTCACCTCCGAAGTGCTCCCCGCCATCCGCCGCACCGGCCGCTACGAGACCACCTCGCCGGCGCCGGAGCCGGCGCTGCTGGCCGGCATGCAGGCGCAGGTGGGCGCGCTGCAAGAGCAGATCACGGCTCGTGACACGGCCATCGCCAAGCTGCACGGGCAGCTGCTGGGCTCCATGGGCCGGCAGGTGCGGCTGCTCGAGCGCATGGCGCACGTGCAGCGCCGCGCCGGCCGCCGCGAAGCGGTGCGCCTGGCGGTGGACATGGAGCGCCGGGGCGAGCCGCGGGAGCGCATCCGCCTGGCCACGGGCATCAACGACAACTACCTGCGCCAGATCATGTTCAAGGCCCGCGCCGCGGGCGACCTGCCGCCGCTGCCGGCGGGCGCGGAAGGGGGCGAGGCCTCGGCCCCGCACGCGCTGCACCCCGCTCAGCACCAGCTCGACCTCGCCGGCATGGCCGCCGCGGCGGTGGTGCTGTGAAGGGGGCCGCCGCGATGTTGCACGTGAAACACCTCGACGCCGGCCTCTCGGAGCTGTGGTTCGCCGCGCACCAGTGCCAGAGCGTGGCGGAGGCCATCCGCGACGCGGCCACGGCCCTCGAGGCGCGGGGCGCGGCGCAGGAACGCCTCGTCTCCACCATCGACGGCCTGGCCGGCGCCGCCGTGGCCGTGGCCCGGCAGGCCTGCGAGCGGGCGGAGGCGCTGCAACGGCGCCTCGCGGAGCCCGCCTCGCCCCCGGCGCCGCCGGCGGCGTAGCGCCGCCATCCGCGCCGGCCCCTGCGCGGGGCCGGCGCGCGGGCCGCCGTCACGCCCCGTCAGCGCGCGAGCCAGAAACCCGAGAACGACACCCGAGGCTGCTGCGCCAGCACCCGCCGCAGCAGAAACTGCTGCAGGCCGAGGGCTTCGTAGGCCCAGTCCAGCGCGGCATCCAGCGTCGGGAAGGTGCCGAGGACGCGGTCGCCCAGGACGACGACGAACTCGCCCTCGTGATCGCGCAGCAGCGCGGGCAGGGCGGCGTCGAAGGCGGCGATCTCGCGCTCGAGCATGGCGGGCTCCCGATGTGGCGGCGGCCAGTGTGGGCCAGCCCGGCCCGGCTGCGGGCTCCGACCGCCGCCCCCCTGCCCGGGTATCGCGCGCGCGCGGAGGATGCGCGGCATGAACACCCCGCCGCGCGCCCCCACCCCGCCCAGCGAAGACGACGACGACACCGACTGGACCCCGCCGCGCATGGCCGGCTGGGCGCTGCTGGCGGCCGTGCTGTGCGCCGCGGTGTGGTTCATGGCGCCGCAGCAGCTGCCGGTGAGCTTGTACAAGCTCTCGCTCGTGTCGATGGCCGCGGTGGCGGGCTACTGGATCGACCGCAGCCTGTTCCCCTACGCGCGGCCGGACAAGCTCTTCGGCCGCGCGCCGATGGCGAATGACACGCTCGCCGGCCCGCGCTCGCTGATGGTGGCCGCAGCGATGCTGCGCCGGGCGCTGGTGGTGGCCGCGGCGATGCTGGCCACGGGGCTGGGCGCGTGAGCCTTCTCCAGGGGGTGCTGCGCACGCTCGTTCGCCGCGCCGCGGCGCTGCTGCTGGGCGTGGTGGCCGTGGTGGCGGGCGTGGGGGCGGGTGCCGCCGCGGCGCAGCCCGCGCCGCCGCTGCTGCCGCCGGCGGCGGCGGCGCGCTACCGCGCCGAGCTGGTGCGCGCCGCGCACGGGCAGTGGGGCCTCACCGCCCCGGTGGCGCTGCTGGCGGCGCAGGTGCACGCCGAGAGCGCGTGGCAGCCGCAGGCCGTCAGCCGCGTGGGCGCACGGGGCCTGGCGCAGTTCATGCCCGCCACGGCCACCTGGTGGTGCGCCGCGCAGCGCACCGCCGCGGCCGATTGCGTGCCCGAGAACCCCACCTGGGCGCTGCGCGCGATGGTGGGCTACGACCGCTGGCTGTTCGAGCGCCTGGCCGCCGCGGGTGAAGAGCCCGATCGCCTGTGGGCGATGCTGCGCGCCTACAACGGCGGCCTGGGCCACTGGCAGGCCGAGGCACGCAACGCTGCCGGCGGCGGCACCGCGCGGCCCACCCGCGCGGCGGTGGATGCCGCCTGCGGCACGGCCCGGCGCCACGTGAGCCACTGCGCGGAGAACCTCGGCTACCCGCACCGCATCATGCGGGTGCTTCAGCCGCGCTACTCCGGCTGGGGGCGGGTGGTGGCCGTGAACGCCACCGGCACGGCCGCGCCCACGGGGCCCACGGCCGCGCCGCTGCCGGGGCTGCCCGCAGCCGGGAACGCCCGATGAACGCGCGGCTGCTGGTGATCGGGGTGGTGCTGCTGGCGCTGGCCGGCGCGGTGGCGAGCGTGCTGCCCTCGTGCAGCGCCGCGCGCGAGCGCGCCGCGGCCGTGGCCGAGTGGCGCGCCGCCACGGCCGAGGCCACGCTCACCCGCGAGCGCGAGCTGCGCGTGCGGGCCGATGTGCTGACGGCGCAGCTGGCCGCCGCCGAGCGCGACATCCACGCCGCCCTGAAGGAGCGAGACGATGCCCTGCAACGTGCCACGACTGGCCGCCCCTGCCTGCGCGCTGATGCTCTGCGCGTGCTCGACGGTGCCCCCGGTCTCCGTGTCCAGCCCGTGCCCGCGGCCGCCGCCGCAGATGCTCGAGCGCATGCCGCCGCTGCCGCCGATCCCGGCCTCGATCGCGCCGCTGGCGCCCCTGCCGCCGAGCCTGCCGCCGGCGGGCTAGATGCGAGGCTGGAGGCCACCGACACCCAGGCCGCTGGCTGGATGCTGGCCGCCGGCGCGCAGTACGAAACCTGCCGCGCGCGGCTGCACGCGCTGATCGACCACGTGAGCGGCGCCGCCGCCGCAGGCCCCCCGCCGTGAGCATGACCTCCTACGAAATCATCATCACGGTGGTGGCCCTGGTGAACCTGGCGCTCACGCTGCGCGCCATCCGCGCCGGCAACGCCAAGGCGGCCACCTCGCGCCTGGACGAGATGGAGAAGGCCCTGCGCGAGACGCTGAGCGCGCACGAGGCCTCGCTCACCCGGCTCGTCACGCTGGCGGACAACGCGGTCACGCACGACCACCTGGCGCACGTCTATGGCGACCTGAAGTCCATCTCGCAGCAGGTGCACACGCTCGTGGGGCAACAGCAGCAGATGAACGACAACCTGCGCCTGGTGCTGGCGCGCTTCGTGCGCGAGTGAGGCGCCCGCCGTGACGACGCCCACCGCCGACGCGCGCCGCCGCAGCCTGCTGGCGACGCTGTTCTTCGCGCCGCAGGGCGCCGCCCGCGTGGGCGAGCTGGTGCGGGAGATGGAGCTGGTGCACTCCATCGCCACCAGCGCCGACCAGGTGCGCGGCGACCTGAGCTGGCTCGCCGAGCAGGGCTTCGTGCGCCTGGCGCACGACACCGCCCTCGTCACCGAGCGCGGGCGCGACGTGGCCCGCCGCGCGGCGCCCTGGCCGGGCGAGTAGCGCCGGGCGCGGCGCCTGTACCCCCACCCCCACCCCCACCCCCACCCCCACCCCCTCACCGGAGCCAAGCGATGAAGTCCTGGGAGAAGAGCATCCTGTCGCCGATGTGGGCGTGCCGTTCGGTCGTCAATCGTCGATCGTCCACAGGTTCTGCGCCATCGACCCGAGAAGCGCCGCCGCGCCCACCTCGCCCACGCGGTGCAGCTGCTGGTTCGCGCCGGCGAGTTGCTCCATGAGTGCGTCCTGCGTCAGTGCACCGCTCTTGCAGAGCGCCCGCACGAGCGCGGCGTACGCGTAGTACAGCGCCAGCGCCTTCTCGTCGGCCGGGGTCGGAGTGTTCGCCATGCTGATGCCTTTCGAGCTCGAGGTTCGGCAGGGTGGCCACGTGCCGCCCCGCGGGGCCTCGTTGTAGCGCCCAGCATCCAATGGCACACCCCCGCGAAACCCGCCTCGCGCTGCGCGCGGCCTTCCTCGGCGGCTTGGGGCTGGAGCAGGCGGCCGAGAAGGCCGGCGTGGCGCTGGCCACCGCGCGGCGCTGGAAGCAGGCCGCCGCAGCCGAGGGCGACGACTGGGAGCGCTTCCAGGCCGCCAGCCTGGTGGTGGCCGGGGGCGGCTTCGATCAGGCGATGGGCCGCGTGGCGGCGGCCGTGATCCTGCGCAGCGAGGCGCTGATGGAGCGCATCGCCGCCAGCGACGAGATCGACCCGCTGGAGGCCACGCGCGCGATCGCGAGCCTGGCGGACAGCCTCACGAAGGCGCGCGCCGCGGCCAAGGGTCTGATGCCGGGCACGGACCGCCTCGCCACCGCGATGGGCGTGGTGAAGGCGCTCACCACCTTCATCCAGGCGCGCTACCCGCAGCACGTGGTGGCCTTCGCGGAGGTGCTCGAGCCCTTCGGGCGCGAGCTGCTGGCCGAGCGGGCCGACCTCGGGTAGGGGCGCAGCCGTGGCCAAGGCGCCCACCTCGGCGGCCAGCTTCACGGAGGAGCTGGCCGAGCTCGCCCGGCGGCTGAAGGCCGACATCGCCGCCCACCAGGCGGGGCTGGACGCCTCGCCCGCGGCGCGCGCGGCGCGGCGCCGGCGGGTGCTGGTGGAGGGCGACTTCCGGTTCTTCGCGTACACGTACTTTCCGCATCACGTGCGGGGCACGCCTTCGCTCTTCCAGGCGCATTTCTGCGGGCGCTTCCCGCAGGTGTTGCGCCAGGCGGGCGGCGCCAGCGAGTGGTGGATCGCGCCGCGGGGCGAGGCGAAGAGCTCCCTGCTCACGAAGATCGGCCCCACCTGGTGCGCCGTGCAGGCGCTGCTGCAGCGCCCGCCGGTGCTGGGGGATCTCGCCTGGGAGACGAACCGGCCACTGCCGCCCTTCATCGACTACGTGGTGCTGCTGGGCGCGGAGACGAAGCTGCCCACCAAGCTGCTGGAGGTGGTGAAGACGGAGCTGGCCTTCAACGCCTCGCTGGCGCTGGATTTCCCGGAGGCGTGCGGGCGCGGGCCACTGTGGAAGGTGGGCGAGTTCGTCACCGCCAGCGGCGTGAAGGTGGAGCCCTTCGGCGCGGAGCAGGCCATCCGCGGCACCTTCCACGGCGCGAGCCGCCCGAAGCTGCTGCTGGGCGACGACCTCATCACCGACGCCGAGGCCAAGAGCCCCACGGAGCGCAACAACCGCTGGGAGTGGCTGACGAAGGCGATCGACTACCTCGGCCCGCCCGACGGCAGCGTGAAGTTCCTCGGCGTGGGCACGGTGCTGGACCGCGACGACCCGATCTCGCGCGCCAAGCGCACGATCGGCCACGTGGTGCACCACTTCCGCGCCATCGCCACGCTGCCGGCGCGCATGGACCTCTGGGAGCGCTGCCAGGAGGTGATGCTGGGTGAAGACCTGCGCGCGCAGGAGGCGGCCGCCGCCCGCGGCGAGGTGCTGCCCGATCCGCAGGGCCTGCCCTCGTGGCGCTTCTACGATGCGCAGCGCGAGGCGATGGACGCCGGCGCGGTGGTGTCCTGGCCCGAGGTGCGCAGCCTGTTCTGGCTGATGCGCCAGCGCGCCAAGGCGCCGCGCGCCTTCGGCACGGAGATGCAGGGCGAGCCGCGCAGCGAGACGGAGCGGGTGTTCGCGCCGGTGCATTTCTGGGTGAACCGCCTGGCGGACTGGGTGTTCTATGCCGGCTGCGACCCCTCCATGGGGCGCGGCGAGACCTCGGACCCGTCGTCGATCGTGGTGGGCGGCTTCGCGCGCGCCACGGGCGTGCTCGACGTGGTGGAGGCGGCGATCAAGCGCCGCGTGCCGAGCAAGCTCGAGGCGGACCTGATCGCGGTGCAGCGGGAGTTCCGGTGCCTCTCGATCGGCTTCGAGAACAACGGCGCTTTCGAGCACTCGCGCCAGACCTTCGTGCGCGCCGCGGCGGCGCAGGGCGTGGCGCTGCCGCTGGTAGGCATCACCGCGAGCGCGCCGCCGGAGGTGCGGGTGGAGTCGCTCGAGCCCTTCATCACGGACGCGATGGCGCCGCGCATCCGCTTCGCGCCCTACCTCACGCTGCTGCTGGCGGAGCTGGAGGCGTGGCCGGAGGCACAGTCCGGGCACCACTACGACGGCCTCTCGGGGCTGTACATGCTCTGGCAGGTGGCCGTGCGCGGCCACGGCCGCGTGGCGGTGCACAGCCGCCGCCCGGGCGAGGAGCGCGCCGGCGCCGGCCGCCCGGGCGCCCCCGCACGGCTGCGCCCGGAGCGCCCCGACCTGCGCGGCTACTGAGGCGCCCGCACCCGCAACCGCAGACGCGAGCCGAGCGATGAACACCACCGCCACCCCCACGAACTTGAGCGTGCGCGCGCTCACCTCCGGCCAGGTCGCCACGCGCGTGGCGGCGATGAACCAGCACTTCATGGGGCTGCTGCTGCCCAACCCCGACCCCATCCTGCGGGCGGCGGGCAAGCAGATTGCCACCTACCGCGACATCGCGCGCGACAGCCACGTGGGCGCGTGCATCCGCCGCCGCAAGAGCGCCGTGAAGGCGCTGGAGTGGGGCCTGGACCGCGGCCCGGCCGCCGCGCGCGTGACGAGCGCGGTGCAGGACATGCTGGCCGCGCTCGACATGGAGCAGTTGATCGGCAGCGCGATGGACGCGCCGCTGTACGGCTACGCGCCCATCGAGGTGCTCTGGCAGCCCGGCGCCCGCGGCACGTGGCCGAGCGAGCTGGTGGCGCTGCCGCCGGAGTGGTTCGCCTTCGACCCGGACGGGCGGCTGCGGTTTCGGACGCGGGCCGCGCCGGTGGTGGGCGAGCTGCTGCCCGAGCGCAAGTTCCTGCTGCCGCGCCAGGACGCGAGCTACCTGAACCCCTACGGCCTGGGCGACCTGGGGCTGTGCTACTGGCCGGTGACGTTCAAGAAGGGCGGCACGCGGTTCTGGCTGCAATTCGCCGAGAAGTTCGGCAGCGCCTTCGCGGTGGGCAAGTTGCCGCGATCGGCGGAGGCGCGCGAGCGCGAGGCGCTGCTGGCGGACCTCGAGGAGCTGGTGCAGAACGGCGTGGCCGTGATCCCGGACGATGGCAGCGTGGCCCTGCTCGAGGCCGCCGGCAAGAGCGCCAGCGCGGACCTGTACGAAAGCCTCGTGCTGCACTGCCGGGGCGAGATCAGCATCGTGCTCACCGGCACGAACCAGAGCGTGGAGCAGGACGCCGGCAAGGCCAGCGCCCACGCGGGCCTGGACGTGGCGGCCGACCTGCGCGACGCGGACGCCGAGATCGTGGCCGCGGCCGTGAACCAGCTCGTGCGCTGGGTGGTAGAGGTGAACTACCCCGGGCAGGCCGCGCCGGTGTTCCGCATGTGGGACCAGGAAGCGAAGGACGACCTGCAGGCCAGGCGCGACGCGAGCAACGCCGCCGCGGGCGCGCGGTTCACGAATGCCTACTGGACGCGGGCCTACGGATACCAGGAAAGCGACCTGCTGCCGCCGGCGCAGTTACCCCCGGCCGGCGGCCCGGCAGGCGTGAACGCGCCAGGTGTCCCCTCGGGTGTCGCTTTCGCCGACCCCCCGGCAGACCCGCCGGACCCCACCGCCGCCGAGCAGGATGCGCTGGCCGGCGCGGCCGAGCCGGCCTGGGAGGCGATGCTCGACACGCTGCGCGCCACGGTGCAGGCCGCGCCCGACCTGGCCGCGATCGAGCGCGAGCTGGCGCTGGCCTATGGCGGGCTGGACACGGCGCAGCTCGTGCGGCTGATGGAAGCCGCCTACGCGCTGGCGGAGCTGAAGGGCATGGCCGCGGCGCAGGCGGACGCCCAGGCCGACACGGGGGCTTGACGTGGCAACCGACGCCGCGTTCGGCTTCGGCACGCCCTTCGCGGAGCAGCTGGACTTCTTCCGCCGCAAGCTGAACCTGCCGAGCGAGGCCTGGGACGACATCACCCGCCAGGCGCACGACCGCGCGTTCATCGTGGCCGGCGCCGCCAAGGCCGACCTAGTGCAGGACCTGCGCGGCGCGGTGGCCGATGCGATGCAGGGTGGCGTCGGGCTGGAAGCGTTCAAGGCGTCGTTCCGCGAGGTGGTGGCGAAGAACGGCTGGACAGGCTGGCGCGGCGAGGGCACGAAGCGCGGCGAGGCCTGGCGCGCGCGGACGATCTACCAGACGAACATGGCCTCGTCCTACGCCGCGGGGCGCTGGCGGCAGATGAACGAGCCGGCCTTCGCGGCGGAGCGGCCGTTCTGGCGCTACGTGCACGCCGAGGGGCAGCGCCACCCGCGCCCGCACCACCTGGCGTGGCACGGGCTGACGCTGCCGCGCACGCACCCGTTCTGGCAGACGCACTTCGCGCCCAACGGCTGGGGCTGCCGGTGCGAGATTCACCCCGTGCGCGCGCCCGCGGCCGGCGCGCCGCAGCAGCCGCCGGCGGGGTGGGAGGAGATCGACGCCAAGACCGGGGCGCCGGTGGGGATCGACGCCGGATTCGACTACGCGCCGGGCGCCGAGGCCACCACGCCGCTCGTGGCGCTGGTGGACCGGAAGCTGTTCCGCCTGGACGCGCCGATCGGGGCGGCGATGTGGAAGGCGCTCGCGCCAGCCATCGCCGAGGAGCGCCGCGCCGCCTACCGGGCATGGCTTGACGAAATCGGGCGGTCCGAGCGCGCCAAGAGTGAGACGCACGTGGTCGGTGCGATCGACCCGGCGGATCTCGAATGGCTCGAGCGGGAGGGCTACGGGACGCCGGCCACGGCCGAGATCAGCATCGGCAGCGGCGTCGTCAACGGCCCGAAGGCGCAGCGGCATGCGGCTGCTGGCGACGACTTTCCATCGCAGATGTGGGAGCAGCTTCCCGAGCTGCTGCAAGAGCCGCTGGCGGTGCTGTACGACATGCGCCGCGGGACACTGCTGTACCTGCTGCCCGACGCTGGCGCGCGCCGCGGGCAGGTTGCCGTCGTGTTGCGGTACGCCCCGCGACGCGGCAGCGGGGGCAATGAAGTGGTGTCCGCTTACCGACCAAACCTCAACGCGCTGCTCGAGCGTGTCGAGGGCGGCGAACTCCGGCCGATCCGCGGAGCTCTGGGGTGAGAGCGGGAGGCCGGATGTCCCTCCATACACGTTTGGTAGTGGGCTCGACCCACAGTCCCGTGAGCGTGGAGTCCGAATTCCCACGCCTCGCTCTCGATAACCATGCTATCGCGCTCACCCGCCTGTCCACAAGGTGCCGCCCGAGAGGGAGGCGAGGACGACGATGCACCCCAACGCCCTGATGCGCCAGCAGCTGCTGCGCCTGCTGTACGCCTCCCGGGAGGCCAAGCCCGCCAGCGGCTGGATCAACGAGCGCGACCTGGCGGCCTCCGCCGCCGCGGCGCCGCCGGCGGGCGCCTGCGCGGACATCGGCTTCGCGCTGGACGTGCTGTGCGAGCTGGGGCACGCCCGGCGCAACGGCTTCGCGCTGCGCATCACCGGCGCGGGCGTGCTGGCCTGCGAGGAGGCTGCGCCATGAACCTCACCATCCAGGTCAACGACGCCGCCGTGCAGGCCGCGCTGCGCCAGCTCGGCGAGCGCATGGGCGACGCCGGCCCGGCGCTGCGCGACATCGGCGAGGACATCGTGCAGCGCACGAAGGCACGCTTCGGCACCGGCACCGGGCCGGGCGGCGAGCGCTGGCAGGCCAAGCGGGTGCCCGACGGGCGGCCCACGCTGGTGGGGCCCACGGGCAACCTGCGGCGGCAGATCGTGTGGAGCGTCTCGGGCAGCACGCTCACGGTGCAGGCGACGATGGCCTACGCGGCGATCCACCAGTTCGGCGGCTCCATCCAGCGCCCCGCGCGGCGCGTGGAGGTGCGCCACCGCACGGACGCGCGCGGCGAGCTGCTGCGCCGCAAGGGGCTGATGAACGACCGCGCGCTCGTCTTCGCCAAGGCGAGCCACAAGCGGGTGCGCACGCGCTGGTTCGATGCGCCGGCGTATGAGGTGAAGATGCCGGCGCGGCCCTTCCTGCCGCTGCGCGCGGACGGTACGCTGTACCCCGCGGAGCAGCGCGAATTGCTCGAGGCGCTGGCGCGGTGGATCGACCCCGGCGCGGCGTGAGCCGCCGGCCCCGGGAAGCCCGACGCGATTAGAGGCCCCAGGAAGCGTCGGAGCCGCGAGTGGCTACCCAGGTATCACCCGGGCGCCGATCGTGGCGCCAGATAGCGTTACTCCCGCGTTAATTTCGATTCTGGCGGCCGAGGGTCCGGCGCCGGGCCCGCCGCGCGCGCGGGGAGGCCGGTTTTCGGCCGAAACCCGCCCCCCTGCGCCACGCCGGCCCGGCCCGCGACAGTGCGCCGCATGGCCCCGGCGGACACCCCGACTGACACCCCTGCCACGGCGCTCGGCGCGCGGGGCACTCTCCAGTGCTTCAAGCCCGGGCGGCACACGGCCGTGTCGGGCGCCACGCTCAGCTTCACGGCCGAAGACGTGGCCGCCACGGCGCGCGCCTACGACCCGGCGCTGCACGAGGCGCCAATCGTGGTAGGCCACCCGGCCCTGGACGCGCCGGCCTACGGGTGGGTGAAGCAGCTCGCCTTCGAGGGCGGCGCGCTGGAGGCCACGCCCGCGCAGGTGAACGCCGAGTTCGCCGAAGCGGTGCGCGCGGGCGCCTACAAGAAGATGAGCGCCGCCTTCTGGGCGCCGGACGCGCCGGGCAACCCCGTGCCGGGCGTGTTCTATCTGCGGCACATCGGCTTCCTGGGCGGCGCAGCGCCGGCCGTGAAGGGGCTGCGCGCCCCGGCCTTCGCGGCCGGCGAGGCGGGTGTCGTGGAGTTCAGCGACTGGGACGCCGGCAACCTGGCGTGGCTGCTGCGCAGCCTGCGCGACTGGCTGCTCGGCAAGTTCGGCCAGGACGAGGCCGACCGCGCGCTGCCCACCTACCTCGTGGGCGAGTTCGAACAGAGCGCCGCGCGCGCCGCTGCGCAACGTGAGGCCGGAGCCGCAACGAGCACTGCGCCGGCCGCCCCCCTCTTCGGCGCCGCCGGCGCCGCCCCGACCCCTGCCCTGGAGGACCACGACGTGGCCGAACGCGAGACGCAAGCCGCCCTGAGCGCGCTGGAGGCCGCGAAGGCCGAGAACGCCCGCCTGCGCGAGCAGCTGGCGCAGGCCGCCACCACCGCCCGGGCGCAGCGCCTGGCGGGCATCCGCGCCGAGGACGTGGCTTACGCCGACAGCCTGGTGGCCGCCGGCCGGCTGCCGGTGGGCCGCCGCGACGTGGTGGTGGCGGTGTTCGATGCGCTGGCCGTGGCCGCCGAGGCCGACGCGCAGACGGCGCAGTTCGGCGAGGGCGAGGCCCGCGCGCCGCTGCGCCCGGCGCTGAAGGAGCTGCTCACCAAGCTGCTGCCCGTGCAGGTGGCCCCGGGCCGCCACGCCACGCACCAGTTCGCTGCCGCCGGCGAGGCGGGCGAGCCCGCCGGCGACGCGCACGACATCGCCCGCCGCGCGACCGAGTACCGCGCGAGCGAAGCCGCCGCCGGCCGCACCGTGGGCGCGGCGCAGGCCGTGGCGCACGTGACGCGCGCGCCGGCGCCGGGCGCCTGAGCGCGCCGCACCTCCACCCCGAACCCCCACGACCACCCCCGAGGAGCACCCCCGCATGGGCTTCAACCAACTGTTCCGGGCCCGCGTGGCCGAAGGTGCCGTGGAGCGGCACCGCATCGTGAAGGCCGGCGCGGCCGTGGGCAGCTGCGTGAAGGCCGCCGGCCCCACGGAGGCGCTGCTCGGCACGAGCGACGAGCTCGACCACGTGGCCGGCGAGGTGGTGGACATGGGCCTGGGCCCGATGCCCACCGTGAAGCTGGGCGGCACGGTGGCGGTGGGCGCGGCGCTCACGAGCGACGCGCAGGGCCGCGCGGTGGCCACCACCACGACCGGGCACCGGATCATCGGTTTCGCGGAAACCGCCGGCGTGCTGGACGACGAGATTCCCTACCTGCGCGCCCTGGGCGTGTACTGATCGAGCGAGGCACGCGGCATGGCCACGAAACCCTTCGTCATCGTTCCGGCGCTCTGCGCCGTGATGGTTTCCTACCAGCAGGGCAACCGCATCGCCGACCAGGTGCTGCCGCGGGTGCCGGTGGACACGGAAGCCTTCCGCTACATGAAGCACGGCCTGGCGGACGCCTTCGCGGCGCCGGACACGCGCGTGGGCCGCAAGAGCGCGCCCAACCAGCTCACCTGGGGCAGCAGCGAGGTGGCCGACCAGACCAACGACGAGGGCCTGGATTCGCCGGTGCCCAACGCCGACATCCTGGCCTGGGAGCGCGCCCGCGCCGCGGGCAGCCAGCTCACCGGCGCCGTCGATCCGCTGGCCCGCGCGGTGGAGCTGGTGGCCGAGACGGTGAGCAACCGGCGCGAGCAGCGCACGGCGAACCTCGTCTTCAACGCCGCGAACTACGCCACGGGCAACAAGGTGACCCTCTCCGGCGCCGGCCAGTGGAGCGACTTCGTGGGCAGCGACCCCACCGTGGCCATCATGGACCGCTTCGACACGATGGTGATGCGGCCCAACATCGGCGCGCTCGGCCGCCCGGTGGCGACGAAGCTGCGCATGCACCCGAAGGTGTGCAAGGCCGTGTTCGGCAACAACACCGACGCCGGCATCGTGCCGCTGCGGGCGCTGGCGGACCTGCTCGAGCTGGACGAGCTGTACGTGGGCGACGCGTGGGTGAACACCGCCGCCCCGGGCCAGCCCGCCGTGCTGGCGCGCGCCTGGGGCAAGCACGCGGCCTTCATGTACCGGAACATGAGCGCCAGCACCACCGGCGGCGTGACCTTCGGGATGACGGCGCAGTGGGGCGACAAGGTGGCCGGCACCATCGAAGACAGCGACATCGGCCTGCGCGGCGGCGTGCGGGTGCGGGCGGGCGAGTCCGTCAAGGAGCTGATCACCGCGAACGACCTGGGCTTCCTGTTCTCCAACGCGGTGGCCTGACGTGGCGCGCGGCACCACCAAGACGAAGCCGGGCGAGAAGCCCGGCGAGCCCGGCAGTGAACCGGGCGATGAGCACGCTGCCCTGGCCGGCAGCGGCCCGGCGCCGCAAGCCCAGCCCGCGCCGGCCGAGGCCGCGGATGCGGCGGTGGAGGGCGATGCCCAGCCTGCCGCCGCCACCGAAGCCGACGTGGCGGAGGCCATCGCCGCCGCCACCCCGCCGCCGGCGGCGCCAGGCGGCCGGGCGCGGTACCGGGTGCTGAGCCCGCTGAACCACGACAACACCGACTACGCGCCCGGCGCGGAGCTCGAGCTCGACGAGCGCCACGCCGCGCCGCTGCTGGCCGTGTGGCCGGCGGCGGTGGTGGAGCGGGTGGGGGCGGAGGCCTGAGATGGCCGTGCTCCTGAATGCGCAGCAGACGGTGCAAGGCCTGCAATGCCCCGCGGGCATGGCGGTGTTCGGGCTGGACCGCGCGGCCGAGGCCTTGCTCGCTCAGGGCGGCGGCGGCGTGGTACTCGGGGCCGATCAAGCGGCGTTCGTGCTCGGCGGGGGCCTGGTGCGCGGCACGATGTACGCGCCGCTGCTGGCCGGCGCTTCGGTGCCCGGCCTGAGCGCGAACGGCGACCTGACGAGCGCCGTGGACCAGACGCTCGGCGAGCTGCGGATCGTGGTGGACCCGGGCACCGACACCGCAGCGGCCGACGCGCTGCGCACCGGCGCCGAAGTGCTGACGGTGCTGCGCGGCGATGCAGCCGAGTCGCCGGAGTACGCAGACGACATCACTTTCCTCTACGGCGTGTGGGTCTCGCAAGCTGGGGTGGCCGTACCGGCCGACTATGTCGGCGGCGCCTACGTGGTGAATCGTGCCGAGCCGGACCTCGCGAAGTGGGCGGCGCAGATGTTCCGGCTTTCGATGCCCGTCGCGGGTGTGCGGGCCTTCAGCGTTCACCACGGAATCGGTGCGACGGCGTTGCGCGCGAGCGCGGCGATCGGCGTGCGGACGCTCGCGTGACGCGCCGCTTGCTCCCCGGCGCCCGGCCGCGCGCGCGGCAGGCTGCAGCGATCTCGTTCCCGTGGATGTGGCTGCCCTTCCACGACGCGGCGTTGACCGGCTCGCCGACCGCGGCGGCGGACGTGGCCGGGGCCATCAATGCCAACGGCGGCACTCTCGCGTTTCCCGGCGGCTCGCTCTCGCTCAACGGTACGCCCATCACCGAATGGAGCGCCAACCGCGGGCGCCTGACGGCCATCGGCGTGCTCCACGCGTTGCCCGTCAGCGCCGCGCTGCAGGCGATGTGCGCGCTGGGCGGGCTCACCGGCAGCATCGTCTTCGGCTGGGTGATGCGCGCTGCAAGCGACCCGCCGGCGACTCAGAACGTGTTCGCGCCGCTGCGCAGCAACGACAGCTTCGGCGGCTGGAACGTGAGCATCAGCAGCTCGCGGCGCATCGCGATCGGCTACCGGCCGTTGGCAGGCGGCGCGACCACCACGCTGTTCCAGGGGCCCGTCAACGGCGCCTTGTCGCTGACGGACGGCGTGGGCGACATGGCTCATCTGCTCGTCATCACGCCTGGCCCGACGCCTGGCGTGGTGACGTTCAGCCTGTGGATCAACGGCGTGTTCGTCGCGTCGGCGCCGAGCTTCGGCACGCTGCCGCCGGTGGACGCCGCTGCGGCCACCGGCATCCTCGCCAACGGCACCGGCGGCTCCGTTCTGGGCAGCGCCGGCGCGCCCATCGTGATCGACAGCCTGCTGCTCGCCCGCACGCCGGCTGTAGCCTCGGGCGCCCGGCTCGCGAATCTGGTGGCCGGCCACGCCGCCGCACCGCGGCTGATCCCCGCGCCCGAACTGCTTGCACTGGCGGCCTGAGCGATGGCGGCGGACTACTGGATCAGGCGCGACGCTGGCGCCGACTACTTCTCGGTGGACGTGCGCTGCACCGTCGCGGGCGATGCCGTCGAGCTGCGCGTGGCGGGGTCGCCGGTGGCGAGCGGCGTGTCGGACCTCGGCGTGCGAGACGGGCAGGTGTACCTGCGCGCAACCGGTTTGCGGCCGGGTGCACGGGGCGCCGATCGGCGCGCAAGTCGCGCGCACGATGCATCCCACGCGCGTGACCTACGCGATCGGTTCTTGCGCCGTTCCGACGGACCCTCACGCGATGCTGCGCATGCTGCGCACGATGGACCTCGACGCGTTCGTCTGGAATGGCGACTCGCACTACGAAAGCTCTCCGTACACCGCGAACGGCGTCACGACCGTGTCGCTGGCCGCTTCGATCGCCAACAGCGCGGACCCGGCGCTGCGTCGCGACCACTATCGGCAGTTCTTCCGCACCCCGGCTGTGCTGGACCTGCTTCAGTCGTGCGCGACGTACCTGCTGCACGGCGATCACGAGATCTGGGACTCGATCCAAGGTGCGAACCTGCTGCCCAGCTACAACGTTCGCTGGCCGAGCGGCAACTTCGCGCAGGCGCAAGCCGCCTATGCGGTGGCGGTGCAGGCGATCCAGGCCAATCTCATCGCGCCGCCCCTGCTGTGCACCGACCCCGGTGTCGATACGGTCGCGGGCACGGCGTGGCCGCTGTACTACCGGGCCACGATCGGGCCCGTGGAGCTGTTCCTGGTGGATGGCTACGCCCAGCGAACGAACAACCTGGCGGCCGACACACCCTCGAAGACGATCTACGGCGAAACGCAGAAAGCCTGGCTGGCGGCGCGCGTTGCCGCCAGCCAGGCCAGCTACCAGCACCTGATCCTGCCCACCACGTTCGGCCTCGTCGGCGGGAACACCGACACCCATGCGCCGCGCGGCACGAACCCGGGCTTTCAGCACGACGCACTGGACCTCGTCTGGCGCCTGCGCGACTTTCCGAACGTGCGCTTCACGAGCGGCGATCAGCATCAAGGTGCGGTGCAGTACGCCGCGCCCGGGGCGCTGGATGGTCGCCCGGGCGCGCAGGGGCGGGTCGGCTACCCGAGTGTGCTGGCACCTTGTGCGTGCCCGACAGGGCGGGATGCGAACGACGGCTGGATGACCGGCTACGACACCTGGGTGGCGCACCGGCAAGGCGGCAACGCCGACGAGGCTCCGCGATTCGACGAGTTGGCGATGCGAACTGCGGAGCTCGTGCAGGTCGACGGTGACCTGACCACGCGCAGCATGCTGCAGACGACCGCGCCGCGCGTGTGGTGGTGGTGCCGCCAGAAACGCGGCACGCGTGAGCCGCTGTTCGCCGCCGGGCGTCCGACCCTGCCGTGGCGACCATGACTTACGCCACCCAATCCGACCTCGAGCTGCGCTTCGGCGCCGCCGAGCTCGCGCAGCTCACCGACCCGGCGTCGGGCACGACGATCGACGTGGCCGTGGTGGCGCGGGCGCTCGCGGACGCGGACGCGGAGATCGACACGCGCCTGGCGGGCCGCTACGCGCTGCCGCTGGCCAGCGTGCCGGCGGTGCTGGTACGCATCGCGGCCGACCTGGCGCGCTACTTCCTGTGGGACGTGCACGCGAACGAGCAGGTGCGCCACCGCTACCGCGACGCCACGGCGCTGCTGGACAAGATCGGTGCGGGCGCGGTGGAGCTGCCCAACGCGTCGCTGCTCACGCCCGGCGCTTCGGCCGTGGCGGTGGTGGCGTAGGCGCCGCCGCGGCAGTTCAGCGCCGAGCTGCTCGACCGCTTCGGCCCGGCGCAGTAGCCGCAAGCCCCGCCAGGCCGCCCCGACGATGGACGTGACGCCCTTCATCGCCCGCCTGCGCGCGCAGCTGACGGGCTTCGTGCTGATCGCCGGCAGCGCGGATGCGGACGCGGCGCGGGCGCACGCGCCGGCCACGCCGGCGGCCTACGTCATCCCGCTGGCGGAGAACGCCAGCGGCAGCCGCCTGCTGAGCGTGCACGAGCAGCGGCTCGAGCAGGAGTTCGGCGTGGTGCTGGTGGTGGCGAACCTTCGGGACGCCACCGGCGCCGCGGCGGCCGTGGAGCTGCACACGCGCCGCCTGGCGGTGCGCTCTGCGCTGCTGGGCTGGGTGCCCGACACCACCACCGGCGAGCCGGTGGAGTTCACCGGCGGCGCGCTGCTCGAGTTCCGCGAGCAGCGCGTGTGGTGGCAGGACGAATTCCGCCTCAAGGCGTACATCGGCCGGGCTTGAAGCCGGCAAAGGAACGCATGATGACGAAGACCCGATCCACCGCCGCCGCCGCCCCGGCCGCTGCCCGGGCGGATACGCCCGCGCCCGCCGAGGCGCCCGCGCGCACGCCGGAGAACACCCCGCTGCCGGGCGGCGGCTCGTGGCGGTGGAATGCCACCGCCGCGGGCTGGGAGCCCAACCCGCCGCCGCCGGCCGACGAAGCCGCCCCCACTGCCTGACGAGTGACGAGCCATGCCGCGCTACATCCGCAACACGCTGATCCTCGCCAAGCCCGAAGCCACGCCAGGCGTCGATGCCGTGCCCTCGGGCGCGGCCGATGCGCTGCTCGTGAGCGACCTCGAGATCACGCCGCTGGACGCGCGGAACGTCGATCGCAACCTGATCCGGCCGTACTTCGGCGCGAGCGAGCAGCTCGTCTCCACCGCCAGCGTGCGGTGCAGCTTCACGGTCGAGCTGGCGGGCAGCGGCGCGGCCGCCACGCCGCCGCAGTGGGGCGACCTGCTGCTGGGCGCGGCGTGCTCCGAGGCGCTGCTGAGTGCGCCCAATCGCGTGGAGTACAAGCCCGCGAGCACGCTGCTGAAGACGCTCACGATCTACTGGTACGACGACGGCCTGCTGCACAAGCTGCTGGGCGCGATGGCCAACCCGCAGCTGATGGCCAAGGTGGGCGACAGGCCGATGCTGAAGTTCGACTTCATCGGCCTGGACGGCGGCGCCACCGTCGCCACCTCGCCCGTGCCCACGCTCACCGCCTGGAAGACGCCGCCGACGATGGCCAAGGCCAACGTGGTGGACATCAGCATCGGCTGCGTCTACGCCGCGGGTGCGCTCTCGGGCGGCAGCAGCGCGATCGCCTCGCAGGGCCTGGAGCTGGACTTCGGCAACGCGGTGCAGTTCACGCAGCTGCTCTCGCAGGAACGGGTGGACATCACGGACCGCCAGATGACGGGCCGGGTGTCGCTGGACCTCACGGCAGCGCAGGAGGTGACCTTCATGAACGCCGTGCGCGCCAACACGCTGCAGAGCATGGGCCTGACGATCGGCACCGCGGCGGGCAACAAGATCATCCTCTTCGCCCCGGCGGTGCAGATGATCAACCCGCGTAAGGAGGAGCTGGACGGCTCCCGAATGATCGGCTTCGACCTGCGCTTCACGCCGCTGGCGGGCAACGACGAGCTGGTGATCGTGACGCAGTAAGGCGCCGCGGCTCGAACCCTTTCCGTCCCTTCGACCCCTTCTACCCTTTCACCCCGCGGAGCCCGTGATGGCCTTCAAGCTCGTGATCGCCGATGTCGTCGAGGTGCCGGTGCGCTTCACCACCAAGGACGGCAGCAGCACGGCGAATTTCGCGTTCGTGCTGCTGGCCAAGCGGCTGCCGGCGCAGGCCTTCCGCGCGCTGGCGGAGGAAGGCGACGGGCGCACCCTCAGGCAGTTCCTGGCCGAGCACGTGATGGGCTGGCGCGGCCAGCGCCTGGTGGTAGACGACGACGGCCAGCCGGCGGAGTGGTCGCCCGAGGCCTTCGACTGCATGCTGAGCCTGGCCGGCCTGGCGGCGCTGGTGTTCGAGGCCTACGTGCAGGCCTGCGGCGCCCAGGGGAAGGCAAAAAACTAGCGCGCGCCGCCCGCCTGTTGGCGCTGGGCGAACTGGCGGTGGGCGAGGACGATGGCGCGCGCAATGCAGCGCAGAACGCAGGCGACGATGAGCACGTGCTCGCCGCGTTCTCGGCGTTCGGGATCGAGCCCGGTGCCGAGCCCGATGTCGGGCGTGGCCCTGCGCGCGACGAGGCGGTGTTTCACCTCTGGCCCGAGCACGTGCCCGCGGTGGAGCTGTGGGCCGTGGTGCAGACGCAATGGCGGCACGGCTTCGACGGCCCGACGGGCCTGGACTACGCCGGCGTGCGCGTGGCGCTGGACATGCGCGCGCGGCGGCAGGACATCCCGCGGCGCTTCCGCGAGCTGCAAGTCATGGAGCATGCGGCGCTGGCCGCGTGGGCCGAGCGGCGGGCGCAGCGGGCGAGCCGAACCAGTGTGGCGCGTCGATCGCCGGGCCCAAGCGCGCGCCCCGTGCGGCGCGGCTGAGCGCGATCAGCGCCGGGGGTACTCGCCCATGAGCATCAGCGCGAGCTCGAAGGGCGCGGCGACGATGGCGAGCAGCACGAGCGCGATCGTGGGCCACCCGAGCCACGGCGGATTGAAGCCGGCCGCGATGCTGACGAACATCAACACCAGCGTGGCCGCGGCGGCGCCGAGCAGGTTCAACGTGATGCGCATCGCGGCGATGCTACGCCCGGGAGCGGCGCGATGAGCGACAGGACGCTGGCGCTGCGCCTGGCGGTGCAGAACGGCGCCCGGGCGCAGGCTGAGCTTGACAAGTTGGGCGAGGGCGCCGCGAAGGTGGGCGAGCGCGTGGCGGACGCGAGCCGCAAGGCCGCCGCCGGCGCCGCGCAGGCACAGGCCGCGATGGGCCAGACGGGTGCGGCCGCCACGCGCGCCGCCGCGGCGGTGGCAGGCTCCAACCGCGCGATGGTCGATGGCGCCAGCAGCGTGGTGGACGCGCTGGGCTCGATCCGCAACATGTGGATGAGTATCGGCGCGCTGGCAGGCCTGGGCATCAGCGCCGCGCAGGTCATCCAGGCCGCGGACGCGGTGACGGTGCTGCGCAACCGCCTGGCGTTGGCCACCGGCTCCGCGGCGGCGGCGGCGCGTGCCTACGAAGACCTGTTCGCCGTGGCGCAGCGCGCGCGCGTGAGCTTCACGGAGCTCGGCGCCACCTACGCGACGATGGCGCGCGCCGGGCAGGCGCTGGGCCTCACGCACGAGAAGCTGCTCACGGTGACAGCGGCAGTGGGCAATGCGATGGCGATCAGCGGCGGCAGCGCGCAGAGCATGCAGGCCGCGCTGGTGCAGCTCGGGCAAGGCATGGCCGCCGGCGTGCTGCGCGGGGAGGAGCTGAACTCCGTCATGGAGCAGGCGCCGCGCCTGGCCCAAGCGCTGGCCGATGGCCTGGGCGTGCCCATCGGGCAGCTGCGCCGGCTGGGCGAGGAGGGCGAACTCACGTCGCAGCGCGTGATGGAGGCGCTGACGAAGGCCGCGCCGCAGCTGGCGCGCGAAGTTGAGGGTGCCACGAAGACGGTGGGGCAGGCGTACACCGGACTCGGCAATGCCACGACGTACCTCGTCGGCACGGTCGATCAAGCGACGGGCGCGAGCGCGTCGCTGGCATCGATGCTCTCCACGCTTGCCGGCGGGCTGAAGTCGCTCGCCGACCTGATCAAGCAGAACGAGACCGCGTTCGGCATCGTGGCCTCGGCGCTGGCCGGCGCGACCGTGATCGTCGCCCTCGGGGTGCTGAAGGCCACGCTGGTGGCTCTTCTGCCAGTGTTCGGCGCTGTGGCCTTGGCACTGGGCCCGATCGGTGCGGCCGTGGCCGGCATCGCAGCGGGCATCGGCGCCGCGGCTGCGGCCTTCAGCGCCTTCCGCAACAGTGAGACGGGCCTGCGCAACCGCATCCAGTCGCTCGAGTACGGCGACACGCTGCGCCTGCGCGGGCAGGAGCGGCTGGACGAGATTGCGCGGCTGAAAGCCGAGCTGGCGAAGGTGCAGGCCGCGAATGCAACGCCCACGCCGGTGGCCGACCTGCGGCGCGTGGAGGCGGGGATCGAAGCCGCTGAAGCCGCCGCCCGTGAGGCGCAGCTCACCCGCCTGGCGGAGATCAAGAACAAGCTCGGCGGCGTCGATCGGGAGTACATCAAGACGCTGCAAGACCTGGCCGCGCTGCGCAACGCCGGCACCCTCGACGAGGCCGAGTACCTGCGCCTGGTGCAGCAGGCCGTCGCGGGCACCTCGGCCGCGAAGGACGCCGCCGGGAAGCTGGCGCAGGCGCGGCGCGAGGCGGCGGAAGCGGCGCGGCAGCAGGCCGCGGAAGAGCAGGCCGCCACCGCCCGCACCCTGCAAGACCAGATGCGCGACGAAGAGGGGCTGCGCAAGGCCGTGGCGGCGACGCGCGAGCAGGCGCAGGCGCAGCGCGTGGCGAACGAGGCCACGCTGGACGGCAGCGACGCGGTGGCGCAGCTCGAGATCGCGCGGCTGGCGGACAACGCGGCCCTGGCGGAGCGCCAGGCGCTGCACGCGATGGAGCGCCTGCAGAACGGGGCCCTGGCCGAGCTGTACCGCGAGCAGGCGACGGCGTTACGGGATCTGGCGAAGGAACGCGCTGGGGCGTTGTCTGCCGCATCGACCGTGAAAGCCCGCGAGGCCAGCAAGCGCGCCAACGACGCGCTGGCGGCGGATTGGGAGCGCACGGTCGGCGGCATCGAGCAGTCGCTGAGCGACGCTCTGATGCGCGGCTTCGAGGGCGGCCGGGGCTTCCTCGACAGCTTCGTCAGCACGGTCAAGTCGGCGTTCCAGACGATGGTGCTGAAGCCGGTCGTGAGTGCCGTCGTGCGGCCGATCGCGGGGGCGGTCGGGTCGGCCCTCGGCTTGCCGGCGATGGCCGGGCAGGTGGGCGGCGCGGGCGGGGCGCTGGGGCAGCTCGGCGGCCTGGCGCAGATGGGCGGCAGCTTCCTCGGCAGCCTCTTCGGCTCGGCCGGCGCCTACGGGGCCGCGATCGGCACCACGAGCATCGGCGTCGGCTCGCAGGCCGCCATGCTGGCCGCACAGACAGCCGAGTTCGGCGCGGCCGGCCTGGCCGCCACGAGCAGCGCCGCGGCGGGCGCGGGCGCCGGCATGTCGTCGATGCTGGCGGCGGCAGGCCCCTACGCCGCCGCGGCGGCGGCCCTCTACGCCATCTACGACACGTTCAAGCACCGCGCCACGCTTCACAAGGGCAGCCTCGTCGGCATCAGCGCCACGGGCGCGGCGAGCACCCTGTACGGGCGCGATCCGCACCGCATCTTGGACAACCTGCTGCCCGAGACGGACGCGGCGCTGCGCGCGCTCGGCGGCGGCACGGTGGGCAGCCTCAACGCCTTGTCCGGCGCCTTCGGCGGGCGGGGCGGCTTCGCGGCCGAGCTGGCCTACTCGGCCGACGGCAAAGATGCCTCGATCGGCAGCTACACCGTCACGCGCGACGGCCGCGTGGTGTCGCGCGTCGGGCCTGCCGGGGACTTCGCGAAGTACAGCAGCGACGCGGCGCAGGGCTACGAAGCCTACGTGCGCGACGTGGCCGGCGCCACGCGCGAGGCGGTCGATGCGATCGGCCTGCCGGAGTGGGCCCGCGAGCAGTTCGCGAAGCTGGGCGACAGCGCCACGATCGAGCAGTTCGATGCGCTCGCCACGAGCATCGTGCAGTTTCAGCAGGGCCTCAAGAGCATGCAGGGCGCCGTGGCACAGCTCGGCGGGGTGTTCGGCCGCGTGGCGGGGCTCGGGGGCGACGCGCTCAAGCAGCTCGTGGACTTCGCCGGCGGCCTGGACGCCTTCAGCACGCAGGCGATGGCATACGTGCAGGGCTACTTCGGGCGCGACGAGATCGCGGCGATCAAGGCCCGCGAGGTGCGCGACGTGCTTGCCGGCGTCGGCATCACGCAAGACCTGAGCACCCGCGATCAGTTCCGCGCGCTGGTGGAGGGCGCGGATGTCGGCAGCGAAGCCGGCCGGCGGCAGCTGGCGACGCTGCTCGGCGTCAGCGGCAGCTTCGGCGAGATCGCGGATTACCTGGGCGAAACGGGCGGCACGCTTGGCAGCGCGGCATCGGCAGCCCCCGAGCTGGGCGTGCTCGGCCCGCTGTTCGCCAGCGGCACGAGCCAGCAGGTGGCGGCGACGAACGGCGTCCGCGAGGCGGTGGACAGCATGCACGGCACGCTGGAGCGGTGGCTCGATCGCATCGGCCGCGCGCCGGTGAGCGGCGGCGGGTTGGACCGCACGACGCTGCCGACGGAGGTGGACCTGCCATGAGGTCGTTGTCGGGCGCGCTCTCGGCTGCGCTGGCGGCGCCGGTGCAGCGGCCGGCGGTGTTGGTCGAGATCGGCTTCGACCCGGTGCGCCGCTGGTCGAGTCACGGCACGGTGGCCTGGAACGGCCACACGTGGGAGGCGGCCGACATCCGCGTGGAGGGCCTGCAAGTCGAGCCGCTGCGCATCGCGGGAGCGATCGTGCTCGGCAACGCTGACGGGGTGGCTGGCGCGCTGGTGCTCGCGCAGGGCGTGGCCGATCGAGCGGTCACGGTCTGGGGCTACGACGCGGGCGCCACGGGCGCGGCCGACGTGGTGGGCCTGGGCATCGGCGGCGCTGCCGTGTCGGCCACGGCGGACGTGACGACGGACGAGGTGCGCATCGCCATCCGCCACCGCGCCGAGTTCACCTTCTCGCCGCGCGCCACCGTGGGCGCCGCAGCGGGCATCACGACGCTGCTGCCCGCGGGCGCCGTGGTGCGCATCAACGGCCTCGACTACCGCCTGGAGCGTCGAGGATGAGCTACCCGGTGCTGCCGACGATGATCGGCTCGTCCAAGCAGCGGCTGTCAGGCTTCCAGCCGCGTCGGGCCTCCAACGGCATTCTGCGGATGCGGCAGATGTGGCCGCAGGACCTGGCCGAGTTCGCGCTCGAACACTGGCTCGATGCCGCGCAGGAAACGACGCTGCGAACGTTCTACGCGGCGAACCGGCTGGTGAGCTTCAGCTACACCTGGCCGGGCGACGGCACCACGCACACGGTGCGCTTCGTCGCCCCGCCTCAGTACGAAGTGCGGGGGTCGGGCTACGTCGTGGCGCGCGTGCAGCTCGCGGAAGGGTAGGCATGGCCGGCGTCACGCTCGCCTGGGCCGGCCTCACGATCCCGCCGGCCAGCTCGATCAACCGCACGGCCGCCGGCGCAGCACAGCGGCAAATCGCCGCTGCCGGCGCGCGCTCTGCGATCCCCTTCACCTACGGCCGCGACCGGCTCGGCGCCCTCATGCTCAACATCCTGCCGGCCAGCGCTGGCAGCCCCACGCTGCTCGTGCAGTGCCTCTGGGGCCACGCGATCGACTCGATCGACGAGGTGCGCCTCAACGACCTCGCGCTGCCGCCGGGCAGCGCGATCACGCACTACGGCGGGCAGCAGACCACGGCAGACGCTGCGCTCGTGGCCGGCTTCGCGGCACAGGGCATCACTTACAGCGACACGCTGTCCGGCTACGCCTACAGCGTGTTCGCGATGCCCACGCGCGCATTCGACGGGCAGCTCAACGTCTCGGCCCGCATCGCCGGTCGGCGGGTGTATGACCCGCGGGCCGATAGCACCGCAGGCGGCAGCGGGTCGCAGCGCCTGGCGGACTCGGCGACGTGGGCGTGGTCGGAGAACCCGGCGCTGGCGCTCGCGGACTTCCTGCGCAGCCCGACCTATGGCTGCGGTGAGGCGCTCGACTGGGCCAGCGTCGCGACGGCCGCGAATCACTCCGACGCGATGATCGGCACGCCGGCCGAGACGCGGCGGCGCATCGGCGTGAGCTTCGTTCAGCCCGCGCCGGTGGCCGAGATCGCCGAGACGCTGCGGGCCTACGCCGGCTGCTGGCTGGTGCGCTACAGCGGCGCGATCCGCCTGATCCCGGACGAGGACTCGGCGCCGGTGGCGCACCTGGACCACGCGGCCGGCAACATCGCCGCGATCGGCGCGCTCGTCACGCGCGACCTGGGCAATGCACCGACGGCCGTGGAGGTGGTCTATACCGACACGGCGCAGGTGCCCTGGCGCGACGCCGCGGCCGTGGCGCAGGTGCCTGGCGCCGGCACAACGCTGCCCTGGCGCCTCTCGACCGTGCGACTGCCGGGCATCCATCGCTACGGGCAGGCGCTGCGCGAGGCGACGGAGCGGCTCGCCAAGCTGCGGCAGGCGGGTCTCTCGACCACGCTGGAGCTGTTCGATGGAGGCATCGCGTTCGAGCCCGCAGACATCGTGCAGGTGTCGCACCCGGTGGGCCTCGTCACGATGCCGATGCGCATCACGGCGGTGGAGATGACGGGAGCCGGGCAGTGGCAGCTCGCGCTGACGCAGCACGACTCTGCGGCCTACTCCACGCTCGTGGCGAGCGCCGCCTCCGCGCCCGACGCCGCGCTCGTCAACCCCGCCGGCCCGCCGGGCACGGTGGCGGGCTTCGCGGCCACCCGCGAGCCCGGTAGCGTGCGTGTGCGATGGACTGCCAACGCCGAGTCGGACGTGACGGGCTACGAGCTGCGCCTCGGCGGCACCGGCTGGGCCGACTCCACGCCACTGGACGGCACGGCGCCCACCATCGTCGGCGGCACCACGCACCTTTGGGTGCACCCCGGCAGCGGCACCTACACCCTGCGCATCAAGGCGCGAGACGCCGAGGGCCTGGAGTCGGCCGCGGCGGCGAGCATCACCTTCGCCGTCGATGCGCTGTCGGTGCGGGACATCGACTACACCGGCGACCTCGACGCCACGCGCAACGTCACGTACCGGCAGGCCCCCGACCCCGTCTCGTCGCCGGGGGGCGTGGTCAACGGCGACATCTGGCTCCAGCTCGACGGCGGCGGGCTGGTCATCGCGACGAAGCATCGCGTGGGCGGCGCTTGGATCGACGGGCCCACGGGGCCGGCGGGGCTGAACAACGCCACGGTGTTGATCTACCGCCGCGCCGCGAGCACGCCGGCGGTGCCCTCGGGTACGGTGACGTACACCTTCGTCGGGGCCGGCGTCTCGGGCCTGGACAACGGCTGGACCGTCACGGTGCCGAGCGGCACGGACCCCCTCTACGTCACGGCCGCGGCGGCTTCCAGCAGCGGGCCGAGCGACACGATCGCCACCGGCGAGTGGGCCGCGCCCGTCATCCAGTCGCGCGATGGCGCGGCAGGCGCTGCGGGCCTGAATGCCGCGACCGTGTACCTGTTTCGCCGCACCACGAGCGCCACGGCGCCGGCGCTGCCGAGCGCGAGCGTCACGTACACCTTCTCCAGCGGCGCGGCCACAGGCCTCACGGAAGGCTGGACGCAGACGTTGCCCACGAGCGGCGGCGCCTACCGGTGGGTGACGACGGCCACGGCGCTGAGCACGGACAGCGACGACACGATCGGCACCGCGGAGTGGGCGGCGGCGGCGCTGCTGGCGGAGGACGGGGTAGACGGCGCAGCGGGGCAAGACGCGGCGCGGCTGGAGGTGTCGCCGGCCGCTGCCTCGGTGCAGGCGCTACTCGACGGCACGGTGCAGTCGGGCGGCCTGGACGGGGCGGTGTTCGCCTGCAAGGTCTTCGCGGGCTCGTCCGACGTGTCGGCTTCATGGACCCTCTCGCGCACCAGCGGCAGCGGCGTCACGAGCTCGATCAGCGGCGCGACGGTCACGACCACGGCGCTCACGGTGGACACCGGCACGATCGACATCACAGCCACTCGCTCCGGCTGGCCGACGCTGACGCAGCGGGTCACGCTCACCAAAGTTCGCAGCGCGCCGAACGCGGGGCCCAACGCCGTGTTCCTCGCAAGCACCAGTGCCGCGGCGTCCAGCGGCACGGCAACGGCGCGAATTCGATTCCGTGCGGACGGCACGGTGCAGTTCAGGGCCAACGGCGGCAGCTGGGCGACGGCCGACAACTGGTACTCGCCGACCACGAGCGGCGTGGGCTCGTCGCCCGGGTACTGGATGCGCGCCAGCAAGACCAGCGAGTTCGGGAGCGGCACCTTCAGCGGCACGCTCGACCAATGGCTGAAGCTGGACACGGACCGCGAGTACACCGCAGCACGCGGCCCGGCCGAAGGTGTCTACGGCGTTTCGCTGCTCTACCGCATCGCCAGCGACGCCGGCGGCTCGAACATCGTCGCCAGCGTCCAGGGGTCTGTTGAAGCCGAGATTGCCCTGTAGCCATTCAACCAAGTAACGGAGCCGCGTTAACGTGTTCCTTCATCACCCCCTCAAGACCGCCGAAGGTATCGCCTGCGAGCACCACCGCTTAAGCGCACTGGCCGTGAGCCACGACTGGGCCGAGCTGGCGATCACGCTGGAGAGCTGGCCAGACGAGGCCGCGCGCCTGGAAGGATCGCGGCCGGTCGGCCGATGGAACGTCGGCGCCGCGGTGGCGCTGCTCGACCTGAGCGCCGGGCTCCCGGCTGGAGTGCTTCAGGCTGTGCTCGCGACAGACCCCTTCCGCGGTGCCACTCCTCTCGCCGACGCGGCGGGCGGCGTCGATGCGCTCCGCGACCGGAAGGCCGCCGAGCTTCGAGCGGCACGCGATGCGGCCGAAGCGGCCGGGATCGAGTGGGGCGGCGGGCGCCTCGCCGGGGACGTACCGACGCGCCTGCGCCTTCTCGGCGCGGCGCTCGCCCGCGCGGCGCCGCCCGCCCTGCTCGGCGACAAGCCCGATCCAGAGGCCGCTTCCGCCGCGATGGCCGCGCACGTCGAGCGCACTCACGCGACGTTGGCCACGCTGCTCGCCGACGTTGCCGCTGCCGACCCTGCTGCGATCGATTCGATCCGCTGGCCGGCAGGCGCCGGTTGAGCGTTCAAGAAATTTGAAGTCGCCGCGTCAGCGGACCGCGGCGCGTGCCAAGTAAGTCGCTTCGTCGTGCCAAGTAGCGCGCGTCCGTACGACAGGGGCCCGCGCCCGCCGCTATCGATCCAGCGGGTTCGTGATCAGCGGGTCGGGGGCGCCCGGCTTGTCGAGCGGGTTCGTGATCAGCGGATCGCTCGCGCCGGGCTTGTCCAGCGGATTCGTGATCAGGTTGTCGCCGGGGTCGTGCTCGGGCGTGTCGTCGTCGGTCTCGGGGTCCGCCGGGACGTCCGGCTCGTCGCGATCATGCTCGCCCTGACGCGGGCTCGCGGCACCCGCGATCGGCCCGGCGAGGCGCCCGTCGGTGGTGAGCTCGTCTGCTTCCTTCAT